ACGATGACTGCCTGTTATTGACAGTTTACCGCGTACCATAGGCGATACGATTATGAGGCTACTAATACCTCGAAGTGATACACTCCACAAAGCCTACTTTTACAAATAAACTTTAAGAAGTTACTTTAGCGTATAGTTAGCGCCACCATTCTTTTCTAAAGTCTACCTAGAAGAAGTTCACAATAATTATGCTCTTACATAATGTGTTTTATTTATAGTACAATCAGGTAATGCCAAGCATAAAGTATTGTTTTGATAACCTGCACATTTAACACAAGGTTTATTTTTATAATCTTCTGAGCCAGTTTTGACTTCTACGAAATGTTTTACATGACCTTCAAGCACTATGGTTACAGGCCGACAATCCTTTTTCAATTCTTTGTTCATCTTCTAACTTTCTCCCTATTTTTTCAATTAGCTCTACAACTATATCACCACCCCAATAAGAAAGATTACGGCCACGACTATAATCTGTTAAATTTTCTATTAATACTATAAATAGAGGCTTTTCTAAATTCTTTAAGTTGTCATGTGCTTTTTGTATTCTAGACAGTATCTCTATTTCTTCGCAATCTAGGTCAAAACCTATAGACCTTTGTACAGCAATTTTTACTTTTGAATCAGTTATTACTTGGTTTTCTAATTCTTTCGAATATTCTTCATCAGTTATTATCTGCCCTATAGCACATTTATTACCACACTCTGTTCTATATACACAGCTACCATCAGGAAGCATAGCAGGCTTACCTTGTTTTACTAAACCTGTAATCATTTCCTTTAGTACATCTATAAAATCTTTTCTTAACTCTTTCATGGTATTCTCCTAAAGTTTAAAAATTGTTTCTTCATCCCAACCTAGCCATTTAACAGCTAATTTATCTGTTGGAGATTGCATTCTAGTTTCTTTTGTACTCAATAGATTATCATACTTAAAGTTAAAATCTTTCATACATGAAAATAAGTTATTAGCATAGCCCTTATTACGCTGTTCAGGGTACACAAATACTCCTAACTCTGTTGTTTCAGTGTATTGGTTATGAAAATATAGTACACAACCTATATCTGCAACGATTACACCTGTCACATTTATTCTATCTAGTTGCTTTTCAGAGGTCATCATCTGCTGCCATGAGCTAAAACTCCCATAAAAGCTTCTATTTAGTTTAGAATCAGCTAACATATCTTTCAAATACTTCAAAGGTATGTTTCTAAACGATGTTATGCCTGATATATTCATTAGTTACTCCTTGTTGATTGGTTCTAAAAGGTGTAAATCATCATCTAACACTTCACACCATACGGCACGTAGTCTAGACTCATATAGCTCTGTCTTTTCAAATTGGTGCCAGTAACCGTTACCGCTAAAGTTATATCCAATATAAGTAAGTTTTACATCGTCATGGATAAACTTGTAGTTACCACCTATTTCTAAGTCCTCAGCTTTCATTAGTTATTCTCCTTGTGAGCTGCATCAATATAATCTTGGCGGTTCTCGCCTGTTTCATTGAAGTATTCATTTAGCCAATATTCAACAGGAGTAGCACCAATACGATAAGCATGGAAAGCAATATAATAAGCAAGACCAACAGCCTTACGATTAGTAGCACGAGTAATATAAGCATCGCTGAAACTCGCATAAGCAGCAATATAATTCTCTTCTAATTGCTCTTTAGTGTAATTTTCAGGGTAAAGTAGCCAACCCTGTATCATTAGTACAAATATATTCATTAGCTACTACCTATAATATATACGAACAGCATCATTAGGTATAGTGGGTACAGTATCCGATAACTTTACACCATAATTAGGGTCTTCTGTATGGCTAATTATGCTATCTACACTATATGACAACCACAACCAAGTGTTAGTTTTAAAGTTAATTACTAAATACGAATCACTAGTTGGCGTATAATACGCATTAATGTGCTTAGGTATTAATAAGTCGTCTACCGTTGTTTTACTCAAAGTATTTATTAAGCTAGGTATCTTTGATTTTACCTCTTTAAGCAATTTAGCTGCTCGTCTGTTACCTATAATTTTAGCAATAACTCTTTTACCAGCACCACATACTGCTAAATATTGTGCATTCTTCATTGATGATGTGTTCATTAGATTCTCCATTGATTAAATATAAATGATTTACAGCCAGTGAGCCTGTACTATGTAGGACTATGTACGTAAGTTAAGGTATTATTAAGGAGTTAGTACGGGTTATTAGACATCTTGCTACATAGTGTTTTGCACATTATTAGTGATATGCTATGAACTGCCTAATAAACTCTACTAACTTATTAAATGCACACTATGTCAGTGTATGTCTAAATAGTACTATATACTAACATAGTGTTAAGTGCTGATATGACACTCATCATAACCTAAATGTAATGATTTGTGTCTAACTCGGTGAGTATTATGTCTTGTGAGTTGGTTGCTATGTCTATTAGTTGTAGGTCATGTGTCTAATTGTACCTTATTATTGTCTTAGTAGCTTGTCACCCTCGACACGCCCTTGACTCTCCCAAGTCTTACCAATAATTAACTAGACCTAACTAATCCCGTAACCCAGCAAAACAACTTACTATATTACGGTATGCCTCAACAACCTCTACCCATATCTCCCACATTTACCCAGCTCAACCCTGTATTCTACCAAGGGTTCAGGTAAACAGGTCTACCCAGCCTGACCTAGCACCTATACAGTACTAGACCTATTCTACATAATATCCCCATTTGTTGAAATATAGGCTAGACATAACTACCCTACCTAGAATACTACCATACCTAGAATATGTGTATAAGACTTGTCAAGCTCCACATTCGGATGCTCCCAAGTCTCAGCGAATACCCTACCTAGAAGAGATTCACTAATTGTCTTGACCTGCGAGTTTACGAGCCATGTCTTTATTCCATGAGAGTCTCTTGCTCTTCATAAAGACGGAACGCAGTAGACTCGTGGTAACTAATGGTCTGTATTTGCTAACGGACTAGTGTATAGCTAGTTATTAACAAGTTCTATAATAGGCTCTATCAAGAACCTACTAACAACTTACTATTAACTACTTAGCGAAGTAGTATGATGTACCAAGTGCTTCAATTAACTCTGTAACTGGCACATTCATTATCTTAGTCATCTTACGTATGTTTCTACCATGTAAGTCTAAGAACTGTTTCATAGGTATTACTTTAGCATTTGGGTTAGTTACCTCAGACTGCATACCCTCAAAGAACATACCAAGTATATCAGTACCAAGAGGCATATCCTCTGTCTTGATGTTAGTACGTGACCCAAACAAGTCCATGTATGCATTCTTGATAGCTTGCTCTAGTAAGTGCATTTCAGTTACATTAACTCGGAAACAGTCATGTACTGCTATGATATGCTGAGCACCTAATCGTTTTAAGTGTACAATTATCAATCTAGCTATTAATGCATCTGTAGCTTGTATCATATTCACAAATGAGTTACGTATGAAGTTCTTAGTATTAACCTCTAGCGTGTTTAGTGCTAGCTTGATGAACTTGTAAGTATACTCACTAGTAGTAACAATTACATCAGGACACACTACATCATGCTCTATAGCTTGGTCTAGTATGTTATGTTGTACTTTATAGTTCATTTGCACACGAGAACCATCAGGCATCATATGACCTGTACGAGTCTCTATGTTGGCATCATTGTACTCTGCTATGCGTTGACGTAATGCACACATCTTCTTACCAAATGACTTAGTTACAGCCTTATGAAATCTCTTAGCTACATCATCAGATACTATACCTTCTGGATAGAGTACAGCTACAACCTCAAACTGTTCATCTTTTATTAACTGCTTAACATCAGTAAATGCAGCCCAGCCTTGTCCATAGAACACTCCCATGAATGACTTCTTAATACCTCCACGAGTGAAGCCTACAAAGCCAGCTTTCTCTAACTCTGTAATACAACGTTGATATGCATCTTCTAGCTTAGTTAGTGTCATACCACAAGCAGCAGCTATATCTTCATCACCTACCATCAGAGCACCTAACTGAGGCCCTGAACACTTAGCATCCAACCCAACAGCCATACCTATGTACGGACGATTACCTTTCTGTAATTCACTCCATATCATAGCTGCCTTAGTGAATGACCAAGGCTTGCTAGCTAGTCTATCTTTCTTATCTTTACCTAACTCTTCTATTATGAAGTCTACAGGATTAGCTATTGCTTTAGACATTAGTTTGCCTACCTTGTTCTCTGGTATGCTTACCATGTCCATGACTTCTGCTTTTATAACTCTCTTAACTGTAGGAATGTCATACTCAGTAGTAACACCTGCTAAGTCCATAAGTGCACGACTTCTATCACTAGCTTGACCATTTGGCCCATGACAAGCAGCTTGATATGTACGAATACGTCTATCTGCTTTGAACTCACTAGTATATGCATTCTCTGCACTCATAGCATTACAACCAGCTAGTACATACGCTTCATCATCTGCCTCAGCGCCTCCCATAATAGTTTGTACTCTATTAGCTATGTCTACCATAACCTGACTTATTGTGAACTGACTAGCCTCTTGAGCATGTATAGCTTCTATAGCTAACTTACCCATTTGTCCTTTCTCTATACCATAGTTAGGGAAGCGTCTAGTGAATTCATCACCAACCTTAGTAGGTGCATAAGCCTCAGTACGTTGCTCCATAATCTGTATCATGCGGTCGCCTATAGTGCCATCTTCCTTAGCAAGCTGTGCTTCCATTAGGGCAAGATGTACATGCTCTTCTGGTATAGTTGTTTTATGCTCTACTACATCTATTGAGCCATTACCAGATACAGACGTTTGTAACTTAGCACTAGCTAGTGAGTGCTTTACTAAGTCTACGAAAGCCTCTGGCATGTCTAAGTCACCGACTAGCTTAGTAGCATCCACTACAGCACAGGCCAGTAGTACTGATACTCTAGCATTACCTATTTGATGGAATAGGTGAGCAGCAACAGTTGATGATAGGGCATTAGTGTTCATTTGTGTAGTATCCATGGTATTCTCCTGAGTATTGTTAGTAGTTGAGTTAGTTGTGTTGTTAGTTAAGTTAGTCATCGTAAGTTCCTCTTTAGTTAATGTAAGTTGGTTGTTGTTATTCATTGTCAAGTTCATTACAAACTTCTTTCAAGTGTTGAACGTATTGCTTATCTTGTGCACTATTGCCATTCTTCTTAAAGTTATTGAACAAGCAAGAGTTAATGAATGCTGCTTCTCTTTGTGAACACTTTACGCCATTTATTAGTTGTATCATGTTATTCTCCTTAGTTATGCAAACGCTATTATAAGCACTGTTAAAAGTATTGAACCATAAGCAGTTCCACGAACGATGTTGTTTAAGTCTATCATAGTATTCTCCTGTTGTAGTAAATAGAAAAAGAAGCAAAGAGACTCCTTTATACATCTGACTCCCTAAGCTCCGCAAGCAGATTCAGCACATATATATTTTATTTTCTAGATTCTAACTACAACTACCTATAGACTAAGTAGCCCGTAATCCCAACAACCAACTAATTATACTTACCTAGCTTATAATTATTTACTAACTAACATACATATAATTTCTAGCTAGCCTCTTCATATATAATATTATGTTAGGGATATATTTATATGTAAGTAGGCACTAACTTGAGTGCATGATAGAGCTAGTGAGGCTAGGTATACCCGTAATATTGCATCAAATAATCAGTTAAATGAGCCAAAATTAGTGCCTAAATCGCTAAATATAGCGGCTTAAAATTCAATCCTGAGCCAATATATTATTTAAAATTTGGGCTTAAAATAGGCCGTTTTAGGGCTTTATTTGTAATTATATAGTGCTGGATAGTGGCAGTTATAACAGTCAAACAAGCCCCCAAAAGAGCCAAAAACAAAAGGAATTAGCTATTTAAAGCACTTTCTCTATTAAATTAAGCCAATGTACAGCAAAATTAAAAGTGCTTTAAAAAGCTCACTCAAAGCCTTTAATAGCTTGAGTGAGAAATATTGTTAGGTTAGTCAATCTTTTCTTCTACATACTTATTTAGATTGTCAATTTCTTCATAAGTAGTTTTGATAATCATATCTTGTTCAAGTACGGTAGTTTCTAACTCTTCTACACGTTCTCTTAGATTACCTAAATTATTTACAGTCTCTTCTAAAGATTCTATACGTCCCATAGCTTCCACTAAAGCACCTAAAGCTTTCATATAAAGTACAGAAGTTTTGACAGTTAAAGTTCCTTCGTTATCTTCCTGAACTAAACCGCCCATACCAGCTTCTTGTAAGTCTTGAGCCATTACACCCAAATGTCTTACAGCATCTTCTCCATCTTTATCTACTTGCTTAGTGATTCTATAGTTATGCAACTGAACTTTCTTTATATCTTGCCATTGACTTTTAGCAGTAGATATATCTTGTTTTATTCTTCTATCTGAAATAGTGCCATAAGAGTTGTTAGCATTCTGTACATCACCATTTGAATGTACTCTGAAAGAAACGTCAGTTCCACCATCATCAATACCTACAAAATTGTAACGATTATTTCTAACTTGTACACTAATACCATCAGCTAAACTGGTATTATTTATAATTCTTGTAGCATAACTACCACTTGAAGACGAAGTAAATACATATAAAGGCTTATAACTAGTGACATCAACTTGGTCTACTTTTAACGCCCCATTACCATTAACTGATATACCTATACTATCTTGGGAAGGTGCATAAAATCCTGAGTTAGCGTCACTATAAAATGTGATGGCTGGAGCAGCTTCACTACCAGTAAGAAAATTTAAGGTATTGTTTGCAGTTATCTCTGAGTCACTTATAGTTAGTCGGTTATTCCCTCCTGTTGATATACCAAGTACATCTGGTGAAACTTGATAAAAGCCAGTATTTACATCACCGAAAGTAATAGTAGGAAAAGCTGCATTACCTGCTGCCATATTTAACTTATCACAACTTATGACATAGGCATCAATAGTTCCACTACTTGTCATATTCTTTGTAGTAATATTTTCTACTGCTGCTAAAGTATCTGCCTCTATATTGCCTGTAGCTGTTACTGTAATACACCCTACATCACCATTAACACTAATGCCAGTAGATAAAGTCTCTAGTTTTGAAGCACTGTTATGTAATAATCTAATACCTTGAGTAGAGTTTATATCTATACTACCCACAGTACTGTCTATCTTCATAGCACTTCCAGTATGAAACACACTAGAATCATTACCAGTCCCAAAGAAAGCCTTTATGTTATCGTTATATCTAGTGCCAGCAGTACGAATGTCTAACTCATTATTCCTTGTAGCATTTAGCTTATACTCAGAATTAGCTAAAGCATAAGGAGTGATAAACTTAGTAGCACTTACTCCTTCATTTACTTCTATTTCACTAGCTGAACCATACGTATACGGAGCAACTACTTGCCAAAACCCATCTGCACCTGAACCGCCGCTAGTGTCTTTCCAAGTATATCTAACTCCTTGGAAGTCATAAGTTTGACCATTTAAAGGTGAGCTTGGAAAATCTATTGGACTATCTACACTCATTATTATCTCCTGTTATTAAGAAGTTCCTTTAGCCCAAACTAAAGTACCACCCATGTTTAATTCTACTTGTTGAAGTGTACCATTTGAATCTGCATACATAACATCAACTACATTTTGACCATTATATTGTAAATTATTAGTATCATCTGTAGGGTTAACTACCCAAGAGGATGCAGTGCCCCAACTAGTTACAGAGTTCATATTATCAAAATCTGTAGCTATTCTTTCATTACTAAGAGGCTGTTTTGATAATCTTACATCAGATACAGAACCATCCCACAACTCTTGACCGTTTAACTGCCTCCCTCTACCTATAAATAGAAAGCCACTTGCAAAGTTATTTAATGTGCCCGAAGTAGGACTTTGAGCTTTTAAATCTCCTTGATAGTATATGTATCTATTTCCAGAGTTATAAGTCATGACAGTATTCTTGTACTCACCTAATTCTTGTACTTGACCTGACCTCAACCAAGAATCTTCGGTATCGTAAATACCCCAATCATCAGGGTCATTATCGGCCATAAGCCTAGCACTGTCACTTAGCGATTGGTCATAGAGAGTTACTAACCCTTGTCCTAGTGAGTCAGTAGAAGTAGTATCTATCTTCCCCCAAGCTTGTACAGTGAAGTCACTAGTCATAGCTAAAGGTTGGCCTTGTTTGTCTACTAAACTGTAAGTAGTTACAAAGTTCTCTAAGTGACCTCCACAATCAAAACCACCAGCTATTGTTTGGCCTTCTACTTTTCTTTCAATAGGATGTACAACAGCTTTATCTACATTACCTGTTTCATCATCTTCACTGTAACAATCATGTGAAACTATCCAGTAGTCAGACCATACCTCATTCCTTCCATATTGTTCATCGTTAGCAGGTTGACTACCTCCTTCATCTACAATATACACAGTAGAACCTGTAGAAGCAGAAGGCATTTTAATATACATCAATACTTCTGGACTAGCTCCTGTATCACATTTAACTATTTGCAAAGGCAATCTAGTTGTTTTAGTGATATTTGTATATACTCTAATACCTTGGCCATTCCCAATAGAGTTAGTAGAACCGTCTATTGCTTCTGGTGGGAAATCTGATTCTTTCATTTGTAATACAAAATCAGTTAACGTACCATTTATACTTGGCAAGGTATAAGTAAATGATTTATTTTCTGGCTCAGGATAAGGTGGTGGTTCAATATTCTGACCAAAGTAAGGTAAGACCTCAACTACGCCCTGCATAGGTGAATTGTCTGCAAACCCTGCATAGTTAGTTACATTTCTAACATCCCAATATGTAAGATTTTGATATATAATGGCAGAGTTATAGAACATCCTAAACATATTTGTAGCATTGCTTACATCCCACATACCTATATCTTGATTGAACTTATCACAATCAAAAAACATTGAATAGAAAATCTCTACATTACTTACATCCCATGCACTAAGATCTTGGTTAAACTCTCTACAGCCTGTAAACATTTGCTGCATATTTGTTACATTACTAACATCCCAACTGGATAAATCCTGATTTAATGCCCTACAGTTTCCTAGTCCTTGGTACATGTCAGTTATGTTACTTACATCCCAATTCCCAATAGGCCGATTGAAAATGGAGCAATTATAAAGCATACTTCTTATACTAGTAAGATTAGTATTAAAAACCCAGTTACTTATATCTGAATTAAATTTAAAACAGCTAAAGAACATACGTTCAAAATTCAATACATTACTAACATTCCAACTAGATATATTTCCACTAAACCTAGAACAGCTTCTAAACATTCTATTCATGTCAGTTACATTGCTTACATCCCAGCTATTAAGGCTGCGAAAGTATTTAGAACATCCATAAAACATTTCAGACATGTCAGTTACATTACTTACATCCCAGCTATCAAGATTTTGTTCAAATTTATTACATCCTTTAAACATACCCTTCATGTTAGTAGCAGAGCTTACATTCCAGCCACTAACATTTTGATTAAAATCAGAGTTGCTAGCAGCTTCACATAAATAGCTAAAATCTTCTATTTCCGACACATCTGCATTAGTTACATCTTGGTTAGTATTTATTAGTGTTATCAGTTCTTCTCTAGTTAATGCCATGTTATACTCCTATTCTTTCAATTCTAACAGTTGCACCTAACTTCTTATAGCCTATTGCTATTAAGTCACTATCTCTGTCAGGGTCAGGGTCAGGGTCAGGTTCAGGTGTTAATTCACCATAGTCATAGCTTTCATTGGCAGAGCCATTTACAACTAATGTTGCAGGTGTTGCATAGCCATTATGACCAGAGCTAACAAACACTCTAGGGTCTAAACCTTCTATTAATAGTAACACTCCCATTGATTGTCCATTAATAAATACTTCTATAGTATTTTCTGTAGAGTCATGTAAGAAGGCTACTAAAGTGTTACTAGGTAAACTTTCTCCATAAACATCCAATTCTCCATCAGAGTAAGCACTATTTGAATAGAGGTTACCATTAGCACTAAACAAAGCTAATATATATTCCTCATAGTAATCATCACCAGTACCATCACCATATACATCAGGGCCATTTCCTACTCCAACATATTGGGCATTGCCACCTACTATTAATACTTCATATAAAGTTCTACCTTCCGTAAAAGGAGTAGTCCATGCATAACCATAAGTATTCCTACCATTATTATATGCAAGACCATTATTGAATATACCTCCTTCGTTACAGTCTTCGAACTTCATACTACCCACTACAGGTGGTTCAGGTACAGGGTCATAATCTATATCAGGGTCAGTAACTCCGTCAATAGTAATTACTGTATAGTAAGAGGAAGCACCATTACCATCAGAACTAGCTATAAACTTACCATCCCCATAATACATCATAGAGCCTGTTACTACTATTCCACTATCATAAGGAAATTCACCAAGATACTCAAAGCCATTACCATTATCATGAAAAATAAAGAACCACTGACCATTACGACTTTCTTGTGTTACTATATACTTATTATCATCAGAAATAGCTATAGAACTTGAATGAGATTGGTTGTTAGTCATATTATTGATATAAGGACTTTCGTATGTTTTATTCCAGTCATTATCTTCTGTTCTAATAGTTATCCCATTGTTATATCTATGTACTAATAGTTTACCATCTTTACTTACATATAATCGGTCTACTCCGCTAGAAGAAACAGTATCACCTTTATATATTTTTCTTTTATAAGTTGCACCATCCCACTCATACATTTCAGCTCTGGTACTTCCTACCCAAAAGTGAGAAAGATTAGGTGAAGCAGTTATAAAATAAGGAAAGTAAACACCATCAGACTCATAGCCCTCTAGTACCCATTCAGATTGTTTATCTGCACGAGTAAACTTATTTACACCTTGAGAACTATAGTCATACTTAATTAAACTAGTGCCATCCTTATTAAACTGTATATTACTATAGGCATATACTTGTGTAGGTATAATACTTTGAACCCAATTACCTTCGGATACTTCATCTAATATTATCATTTCGTTATTGGGAGAATTTGCTTTATTACAAAAACCTATAGTAGTTCCATCATATGATATACTTAAAGTTTGAAAAGCATTAGTTGGATACCTACCTATGTTAAAAGCTAAGCCAGTAAGTTGTATGATAGTTGTAGTAAAAGTACCATCACCAACTGGTGTCATAACATATAACTGCTCTCCACCAGATGCATTAGTAGTGTTATAGTTTTTAAGATTCAAACTAGCCCACCTTCCAGAACCAGACATAACACTATATTCGCCAACTCTTGATTGAGCTGGCTCGTCAAACATTACTTTTTCATGAGTAGGTGTGATAGCACTCATATTAAACCACCTTTATATACAACGTATTCGCATCAGGGCTAGCAGGGAATTCAGTAACTACTACTGTAGGTACAGAAGCATCAGGAGTGACCCAAGCTGTTTCACTGCTTGATTGAGCAACCATTACTTGTCCAGCAGAAGGTGCGTCTATAGGTAGGTCATAAGTATCAGTGCCAAGAGTATCAGACCTTAAAGTATCAAAAGTAGCTTCACCACCTTTGATGACTGCCTCTTCCATATTAAGTTCTGTACCAGCTTTGATATAAGAAATATCTCTACCTAGTATGATTTGACCTCTATTGTTCCCACCGCCTGAGATAAACACAGAGCCACTTCTATTAGCATCATCACTATTACTACCAGACTCTATGTAAACACTACCAGCATTCTCTGAACTAGAAGAGTTACTACCACCTTTAAGGAATGCAGAACCACCTTGTCCACTATCTGATTGACCAGCTTGTATGGTTGCACTACCACCATCTACATTGACGCCGTATTGACCACTACCTGCTTCGAAGGTAACACTACCAGCTCTACTATCTTCATGTACACAATCTCCAGCTTGTAATATAATTGCTCCACCGTCATCTGCTTTAGAGTCACCAGCTTTAAGCCTAATAATACCACCTGAGTCAGCTACACCAGTTCCGAAGGGGTTCTCAGTACCACTGATTATAAAGAGTCCACCACCATTACCTAGTAAGCAAGCTAAATCTCCATCTTCCTCAGTATCAACTAATATAGACTTAGATGATGAAGAAATATTTCCGTCACTATCTATACTTATTGAGCCTATACCATTAGCTATACTAGTTGGAGAGCCTATCTGAGTAGGTCTAAATAAACCTTCTGACTCATTGTATACCCAAGCGTCACCATCTACTAAAGGTTGTGAGCTTTCGCCTAGGGCACTTGATTCTATTTTAAGTGTATAGCCTGTCCTTGTAGCATCTATACCAGCCCATGATAGTTGATGTATATTTGAAACAGCTGCACTATCATCATAAGATATTACTGCATTAGGGAATTCTAAAACATCATCGTAATATATGTTAGCGGTAGCCCCATCCAATAATGCGAAGTCAGTAAAGATTCCATCTATGTCAAGTGGGGATAGGTAGATTTTCCCACCACCAGCATTTAAAACATCACCTTCTGCTCCTTCTACATTAGGAGTTCCCCCATGTTGCCATGTTCGGGATGATATTACTGTATATCTTTCAGCATCAGTAGCATCTTCCATTTTGAAATCAAATGCAGGTGTACTCTTCTCAGTATTCCATACTTTGTAACCTTCTTCTGGAGTAAAAGACTCACCTGTTAAGTCTATATAGATATCATTTAATCCACCTACTGATACAAAAGGAAACCATTCTGCACCTGTTGGTATGCTCTTTACAGAACCTTGGGCTACCCCATCTACTTTCACAGAAAACAAACCATCATCTAAATCAATAAATATATCAATTGGTATTTCAGGTTCTATTAAAGGTAAAGCTATATCTTCTACTATTTGAGGAAGTCCACTAGTAGGAAATTCGCCTATAATTCTGTATAAATTATTATAGGAACTATAGGCTATATAATCTCCTGTATCTGCGGTTATATTTGAGTTAAGGTCTACTTCACTATCACATATACCTACAAAATTTGTATAGTTAAACTGTCCTGTACCAGCATTATCTAGAGGTATTTTACTTTTAAAACGTATTTGATACTTGCCTGTACTTTTAGATAAAACGCCTCTTACAGAAGTATATACATTACTACCCACATCTTTGTGAGCTATTGTATTATTTTCTGCTAATATTATGTCATTGGCTTTATCTAGAGGGTTCAGTATATCTGTTGTATTAACTGTTTCAGAATCTCCACCACCTTCTACTTCTACCCAGCTAGCATCTTTACGTGCATATTGTTTACCATCAATAGGCGCTTCTTCTACATCTGGTACAACAGGTTCTCCAGATAGTATAACTTGTGGTGGACTAGCAGGTACCCATTGAGAACTGTTCCCATCATCTACATCTATATAGAAATGTCCATCAGCTAGGTTATACCAACCTTGTCCAGCTCCTAATAAAGCAGGTGGTGGCTCATTAGATACAGTAGTAGAAGTTACAGGCAACCAATTACCATTACGTCTTGAGTAATACTTACCATCCAACGGAGCTTCTTCTACGCCATTTTCAACATCTGTTATATCAGGTTTGTGACCTTCATGGTATATACGATGTACATCATTATCATTTGGCAGAGTGCTTCTACCATCTGGAGAAGTTGTATTACCTGTATTGAAAACTACTAACTCCCCATGAGAGTTACCTAAAACTAAGTTATCAAAACCATTAGTCTTGTTATATAACCCTATAAAAGCAGAAGAGTTTCTTAAAGTTATATCGTTAGTAGTCCAAGTATTTGTACTAGTTGATAAGCCCATGTTCTCAATATAGAAACCGAACTCTTGTTCAGGCTGTATTGTATCTGAACCACCTGCACTAATATAATCACCCGTAACCCAATAGTTATTAATACTATCTGTTGTAGGGTCTTGGTTAATATTATCAGTTGTACAAGTGTAGTACACTCCGTCACTACCTAATACTCTCGCACCACTTACATAGTTTATTGAGTCTTCCCAGTTATGGTGACGTTGCTCTGCACCAACTAAAATGTTTCTTGAGTTATTGTTTAGAACAAAGTTAAAGTTTTGATAAGTTGGTATCTCTACTTCCCAACCTAAAGAATACTTCTCGTCAGTGGGGTCTAAAGTTCCACCAGTAGATGCCCAAACAAGTCCTAAATTTCTTTGTGTAGTCATTTTAATTCCTATATTCTTTCTATGGTAAATGAAATACCTGTAGGTACAAAATACTTAGCCATATAATTTATTAATTGAATTTCTCTATCAGTTTCATTAGTACTTAAAGTTAGCTTTACAGGCTTGTTGCCTTCTATTTTAAATAAGCTAGGAACTCTTCCAAGTATTGTAGATATTACTTCATAAGCTAAATTAATATCACAACTGTCTTTATTTAAAACTAAAGCCTTGGCTAGTAAAACCCTTCTATAAGTTTCATCATCAAGAGGTATTTTCTCTATTTGTTCAAGGTTAGCATCTTTAAATACTCCACCAATAGCAGGTGTGTTAACATCACCAAACCCTTCTACGTTAGAAGCACCTTCAAAACCGAAGTATATGTCAGGCAATTCTATAGCTCTGCTTTGTTGGAGTATAATACCTATAATATCTAGCTGCTCACCTACTGCAATGTCAATAAACCTTCCATAATATACCTTGTCTATTTCTTCAAACAGTATGTCCATTTCTTTAATAAATGCACCCATGTACTCTTTTAAGTTAGTACTGTTTTGATACTGTTCTAGTAATAGGCTATTAAATATATCTGTGCCTTTAGTTGTATTACTCATTATGACTCCGTAATGCTTATTAACCCTATTTCAGTTTGAGCATATTCTGTGGCAGATATAGTCACGTTAGCAGCAGCTTGGTCAGATAAGTCAGGCAATCTACCTATAGTTAAAGAGTTAACTTGAGCTTTTGCATAAGGTGTTATTACACTAAATAGTCTTGACCATACCACATCTTCACCAGCTAGTAAGCCGTTTATATGAGCAGTCAAGTCTCTTCTTATACCTTCTAATGCACCAGCTACCTCAGTATCTAAGAATGTAATATCCATTATAATAAAGATATCCACACCTACTGCCTTGCTAAAGCTTACTTCATGTTGATGGCCTAATCTGTCATTAGTAGTTACTGTAGTACTTCCAAAAGTAGGACAGCCTAAACCTTTAGTATCTAATATAACTTGAGCTATCTGGTCATCTGTAACATTACCTACTTCACCTACTGTAACATGAATAGTGTTAGGTGGTGTTCCATCTGGCAATGCATCAGTAGGGTCATCATTGTTTTGTATATCAGCTTGTTCTATACCTAACTCAAACAACCTAGCTTGAATAGTTTCACTAACACTAGTAAAGTTTCTAAGCACTGTTCTATTACGTTCATTCTTATAAGCTACCTCTGTTTGAGCTAGTTTACCAGTTATACCTGTAGTTGGCTGATTAACTCCATCCCAACCTGCAACTGGTGACTTAATAGTAGTTATAGTACCAATGTCCATTACTATAGGGCCAGACACTCTAGCTACTACAACTACGGTAGTAGGTATAATAGCATCTATGATAGTAGTAAATTCATTACCTGCATCATCTGTTACTACGCTACCTTGAGGTACTACTGTATCTGCAACACCTGTCAATTCTATAGAAGCTTGACTACGAGTAGCTGCCCCTCTTGGTAAGCCAGTAATTAAACCTATATTTCTAAGTCCTGCCCCAATAGCTTGATTAGGGTCATAAGACTTGTAGACTAGAGATAGTTCGCTCCAAGCTAAGGATAACTCTAAAGACATAATATCTATCAGTTGTCCATCTGGTGAAGTAGGTGAGAAGTCAAAGCCTTCATTAAATACTTCTAGTCTAGCTCTTATGCTAGTTTGTATTTCTTCAAATGTTTTGGGTACAAACCCGTCTCTGGTTAATCCAGCCATTTATAACTCCCAAGGCACTGTCAAGTCAATGCTTCCGTATATTGTAGTTGCTGTGAAACTAAGATAAAGGACTCTCTTAGTTAATTCTAAACTAATAGAATCTAAACTAAGGACTCCCTCAGTTTCTAGTATAATTTGTTGTGCCCTAATCTCTATGTTATACAAATTAGGGTTCTTCACATAATCATCTAAGTTTATAAATCCCAAGCTAGGGTCTAATAACCATTCGCCTAATCTTGTTTTAAGTTTTGATTGAAGAGACTGTATAACATACCTACCTTTATCTACTCTAAGTATGCCACCATTCTCTCCTTTTATAATATCGCCACTCTTGCTTAAAGCTATTTGCATAATAGTTCCTATTCTGGTTTACCTGTTGGAGATACTTTACCAACTGGAGCTGTAGGCGAACCTATATGAGTATGGTCTTTCAATGACTTACCACCACCTACACAATCAGTCATGCCTGTTACAGTGCCATTACAATCTACATCACCCGACACTGTTAAGCTGCCAGACATTTCAACTAATGGAGTAGTCAAAGTTACTTTAGTACTAGCTACTACTTCTACATCTGGTGACGTTACTGTTACTTTAGTATTAGCTGTAACCGTAGCTGATTCACATACAATATTTACATCTTTGTTAGTTTCAATATTAATATCTCCACCAGCATCTAATGATATAAATTGTGTTCTATCTTCATTCCTAAGCTCTAGATTATCTGCGCTATACTCTTTTATAGTTCTTGTTAAAGGATTAAACCCTACGAAACAAAAGCCATCATCTTCACTAAACTTACGCTTTAAGTGAGGCTTAGGTATAGCAGCTAGTAGTCCAGCAGTATCATTATCTTTGTAGAACCAGTGGTCATATCCAACTTGACTGAAACATATCATACAAGTATCACCTACCTTTACAGGTGCAGTTAAAGACCATCCACCACCTTGAGGCATATGAACAGGTACTTCTTCTATTGGTTTTCTCTCTATAACTTGGTTAGTTTCTTCTGAATCTTGTGCACATCTTTCAGCGCATATTAAAACGCTTGCTGTACAAGTCTCAGGAAAGAACTCAACTATCCTAGCTGGAAACATTATAGAATACATTTCAGTATTAAACATTAGATTAAGTCTCCTAAGAAAGTAGTATTATTAGTACCACTTGTTATTTTGGTTAATGTAGTAGGAGCTACTCTCCCTATAGCACCTGAGATAGTTTCATCCCCTATACTAGCTGCTTGTCTTACAGCGTCATCAACAGTTATTAAGTCATTATCATTGAAGTCATCTTCGTCCACTAAACTAGGGTCAACAGCACCAATGGCACCAGCTACACAACAATCAACAGCAAGTCCTATAAGAAGTTCACCAAACTCACTACCACTAGTGAATCCAAAGTTATCCTCTATAGCACCATATATTGACTCAGTTAACTCTCCCATAGCTGTGTTAATAGTATCTTCTACAAGGTCATTCACTAGACCTTCTAATCCATCTACTAAACAGGCAGAAGCAGTATTTGCTCCAGCAGCTATGTCCACCCCTTCTAGTAACTCATTAGCTTCTTCTATTAATACAGAAATCATACTTAGACTATTTGCATCTGAGGCTTCTACTAGCTCTGTATCAGTAGTGTGAACAGTGTAGTTATGTTTGCCTGTAGCAGCATCAAAACTTCTGAATTCGTAAGTTACTTGTATAGGCTTGCCATTAGTAGCAAAAGTATCTATTACAAAACTTTCACCTATGTTTACATTAGCTACAGATATTTCTTGATAGTCTTGCACTACTACACTATTAGCTAATAACTTATCTATTTCTGCCTGTCTCTCTTCTGGTGAGATAGGATTAAATATTAAAGGTATAGGTGTAGTGTTGTTAGTACTTTCACTAACCTGAATCTCTTCGCCCATAATAGTAAACATCATTGCATCTGTCATGCCTTCTGCTTGCTTGGTCTTAAACCTATTAAATATAACAGGTGTGTAAACTCCCAAGTTAGTTACTACATCACAAGGTATGCTTTGTCTCATTAAAGTTCTTAAAACATCAAACATCCATCTAGCATTATTAGTACTGTATTGATGATTCTCCATAGATGTTTCTATAACTGTATTAGTTACAATGCCAGATATAGTAATTTTTCTATTCTTCTTTATTGCTGTATTGCTTACCACAAACCCTGCTTGTGTAGGATACTTAGTTATCTCAGAGGTTGTTTCATGTTCTTCTGAGATAACTGAGTGAAACCTCAATACAGACTCTTGCCCATTTACTTTAAAAGTAATTTGAGCTTTATCAGGTTTAGCCATAATTCTTCCTAATTAAACCAAGTGTTAACAGGCATGTCAGTACCTTCTGTTGGATTCGAGCCAAATACATGCGTACTCCATTCCTTGCTATAGTTAGAGCCTTTATGCTGCACTGATAGTACTTGGTATGTTGCTGCACCAGCCACCGAATCTGCTAATAACTTGCTAGCTATTTGTAGTGCTTCTTCATCTACACTAGTTCCAGCAGTAAGCAACTTAGTGATATTTACGATACTACTAGGTCTTATCTTTTCATCTAAGTTTGCATGTACTGATATAGTGGCAGGGCCAAGTTTAGGATTAGTCCTCATGTTCCTAGTATCTAATACTATTTGGTCAGGACTACTTCTAAGGTCAGTACCAGATACATTCTTTGCATCAGGCTTATATACTATTACTATATTATCACCTTCTGTGTAGAAATTAAATTGGTATTGACTAGCTAGTCTCTCAAGACAAGTTATTGCTGAGCCTGTATGTTTAGCACTATCTTTGTCAGGTACGTAATTTAAAACCTCTTCTGGAAAAGTCTTATATATTATCTTACCTGAGAAGCCTACTTCATTAAGAATACTTTCTATAGACTTCTTAACAGTGGGTGATTTTACATATATTTCTATAGGCTTTTGTAAGTACAATTTATAAAGCTTAGAATAGCAATACATAGAGAAAATAGTATCAGGTACTTTCTTCTCTTCTAATGCATTACTTATATATAACTGGTTAGCTATTACTGTAGGTTCTCTATCATGTAAGCCTGTACTTAATGTTACGTACTTCTCACCTGTAGATAAATTGCCTACAGTAGTTTCTAGTAAGTTGTACAGACTGAACTTAGCTCTAGTGAAGCCATTGATATGCCTAATGTCAAAATCAATGCGTAGGTCATCTGATTCAAATACTACCGCACCTTTCTTGTCAGTAACTTTAATATTTACGTACTGTCCAAATTTACTTAGTGCCATATTATCCTCCTGTGCCTATACCTGTTTCTTCATCTATATTTAAGTCGCCATCTACATCTACTGCTGTTCTTACTAGTTCAGGATTAACCTCAACATTAACATCAACATTAGTAGTTTTACTTTCAGCAGTTTCTATACCAACAGCTTTCATATGACCTATATCAGTAGCGGGAACAGCATCTTTTGCTACGTCCTCTTCCCATATAGTTCCAGCTCTCCAATCTCCACTGAACATAGAATCTCTTGCATCTTTCTTTGCTTGGTTAACTTCATTACGTTCAGTACCAAACATTGATGCACTAAATTCATCTACTGCATCCATAGCAAAGTCTCCGACAGTGTAAGCAACAGCTAGTGGCCCAGCTACCTTACCACCTACGTTCTTGAGATTGCTCATAGCTTTACTAGCAAAGTTACTAGGCTTAGCTCCTTTCAGAGCTTCTGCTGTACCTACTTTAGTCTTAGCAGAACTCATTATAGATTGAGCTTTCTTGCCAGCTAAGTAGCTTACTCCAGCACCGACAGCAGGTGCAGCTATTGATACAGCAGCAGTACCAGTACCGAAGTTTTCTTCACCTACTAAACTACTTGCACCCTCTACTACATCAGCTTTCAAGTCACGGAAGTCATGTACTAAATCTTTTATAGCAGAGTCAACTTTCCTCATTGAAGCTTCATCAACATCACCACGAGCAGTCGCTAGTGTTTCAGCAGTTGCATCTGAAACAGTAAGCTCAGGAACGTTTAATATTCCAGCTACCTGCGCTCTGTCTCTAGGATTAAGACCTCTCATTATTTCTTGAGATTGAGCTATGTAACTTTGAGCGTCCATAGACTCTCGATTAGCATACAAGCCAGTTACGTCTAAGCCTTTTACATTGTCTGAACTAGATGCAGCAATAGCTGTTTGTATTCTAGCTGTTTCTTTAGCTGCTGTTATTTCATTCTTGTAAATACTTACTTGACTGCCAGCCGACAATATAGTTGATGTAGCTCCTGACTTATCTAAGCCAGACTCCATTAAGGCGTCACTTAAACCCCTTGCTTGGTTAGCTTCAATACCTGCTTTAGCTCCTAACTGTACTGCATCCATTTCTTCGTTTACAGTAGCCATAGTTATCTTAGCTATCTTTTGTAAAGTACTTGTAGCTTTCTTTACATTTTCTGAGAAGTTCTGTAATGACTCAGAAGCTTCATTAAGTTCATCGTCATTGCCACCATTACTAGGCGGTGGCGGCTTCTTCCAACCCTCTCTAGGAACATGGTTTAGAATCCTACCAGCACTACCTCTTTTACCTCCGCCACCTGAGAAGTAATCAGCTTTCGGGCTACCTGCCGCTGCTTCAACTGCCTTCTTAGTTTCTTCTTTGTTCGAAGTCTTCTGGTCATTGTTGATTTCTCCATCAGGTTGGGCAGTACTTACTTCTTCTTCTTTATCTTTAGCATAGGTAGACTTAGTAGGTTTCTTACTATATTTTCTACCATCAGGACTAAATGCTTTCATAGGTTCTTGTACATCAACTTCTTCCTTGAAAGCTTCTTCCTGACCTTTGCCTTGATTCTTCTTACGTGGCTTTCTTGCGCCCTTAACATCTTCTGCCAAAGCGTATACCCCTCTGTTGTCAAGACTAGCAGCAATCTCTTGAGCCTCTTCACCAGCAGCTAAAATCTCAGCTTGCATATCAGAGTCTTCTTCTACTAGTTCGTAGAAAGATTCACCAGTGTATTTATTAAGAGCATAGAAGTGAGTTTGTTTCTCTCCTGTCTCCATCATTTGCATTTGCATTTGCACCATAGTATCAGCAAGTGCAGTTTTCATGCCTTTAGTATTAAAGTTCTTAATCTCTAACAATCCAGCACTTTTGCCAGTAGTTTTATCAAACAACCTACCATCTGGTGAAGCACCAAAACCTTTATGTTTAGATTCAAAGAAGGCTTCTTCAAAACTTAAATTTTTACCTTCTCCAGCTAAGAAGCTTTCAACAGCTTTATCTTCTGACTCATTACCCTCACGAGTAAAAGCATTACCTTTAAAAGCATCGGCAGTGCCTAGCCTTTCTTTAGCTAGCTCAACTGCCATGCGCTCTGAGCCTCTGCCCATTGTTAAAGTCTTAGCTATAGAGCCAGTAATATTACCTTTACGTTGAGCAAGCCATTCAGGTGAACCCTGTTTAGGCATTGGGTTTTGTAATACTCGTAACTGGTAAGCTTCTTGGTCAGTTAACTCACGAGACTCCGATAGCTTTAATAATGAATCTAACTTGCTAGCTTTCTGACTTTCTTCTGTCTCACTTTCAAGATAACCTTCAACAAATATTTGAGATTCTGATAACTCTTTCTCTCCATATAACCCACCTTGTTGAGAACCTTTACCATGTCTTTCTATTTGTTCATTAGACATAGGTATAGCTTCTGGTCTATCTAAACTTAGGTCAAGCAAGAAAGCCTCATTACGAGCATTATCTAAGTTACGTTGTTCTTCTTGGTTAGCATCAAAGCCACGTGACCGTCCTCTACCTTCTGTTTCATCCCTTAATGTTGGCATCTGCTCCCTAAGAACTCTGGCAGCAAACTCAGCTTTCTCTTGATACAAATCCATCTTGCGTGTTTGTTCAGCCTTAGCATTAGCAAACCATTTAGCATTTTCAGGTGTACCATATCCATAAGGAGATTTACCAATAGGAAATAAAGAATTACGTAAGCTTGGCTTTTCATCCCAATACTCTTTAGACCTTTCATCTACAGGTAGCTTTTCATTAGCTAAAGCTACTTCACTAAAGCCAAACTGTAGCCTATCTAAAGCTGTGTTTCCCTTACCAGCCATTGTAGGTTTTATACCAGTTATGCCAGTTTCATTAGGCAAAGGTAATAATGCTTTACTATGTGCGCTCATGGTACTATCCATGAACCTTTTAGTAATAGCTTCTTCTAACCCTAACTGTCTTACACCCTGTATAGTAGACCCTATAGTTTCTTCGTGTACATAGACAGAGGCTATATCTTTTACATGAGTCATAGCTAGCTTTAACTCTTCATCAGCCTTCATTTGCTTTTCTTGGCTTAACGTGTGACCAGCTAATTGACTACCTGCACCTTTGTCTAAATACTCCCCAGCGGTCTTACCTAACATACTTAAAGCTATAGATACGTCAGTCTTTGAATTAGGAAATGGTATACCTCTTGGGAAGTCTTCACCTTTCATTTCTCTGGCAAAGTCTTTACCTTTCATACCAGTGACATCTTCAAACTCTTCTACTACTGCCGCTATCTGTAAAGGGTCTACTCCAGAAGGAACAAACTCTCCACTTAGCAATCCACGTATACCAGCTTGTACATTAGGAGATACACGAGACATACGACTTAGCTGCAAATCTCTTGCAGTCATCATGCCTTCTTGTTCTTGATTGACTCTACCTACTACTTCTTCTCTCAAGTCTCGGTAGGCATTCTCCATATTAGTTAATGTGCCATACTCTTCTAGTAATGAGTCTTCTGGTGAAAGTCCTTCATGTTCTTCTGAACCAATGATGGTTAAGCCAGATAATTCTTCATTTTCACTATCTCCATAGATGTCACCATCTAGGTCATCACCTAAGTAGTTACTAGACATAATGTCTCCTATTAATTCATATGTTGTTTAATTTCAATTATCTGGTGCATCATTTCTAAATCATAAATAGTATAAGTTCCATCCTTTAGTTCTTTTAAAGAACACATAGGCGGATTTACTAACAAAGGTCTAATAAAATACCCATTAAGTTCAGGGTATATTGAACTGTAATCAACGGGTAAAGTATTAGTCTCCCCACTGGCTATTTGTCGGGGGAGTGTTCCTTTGCTAAGCCTAAGTCGAAAAAAGATGAATATTGAGAATGTATTACATGAGTGAATAACTCTGCAACTACACCTAAGTTTTCTTCAAACATTTCATCAATTGTCTCTTGAGTAATCTTTTGATTATCTATACGAACTTGACAGATAAAGTGCTTAACTAGATTAGCTGCTTGTTTAGGGTCAGATGAACCCATAATAGCCACTACAGTAGAAGCTATATTTAATTCCGCTATGTTAATAATATTTTCTGTGCCTAGATACTTACCTGCTAAAGTTAAGTTTTCTAAGGCTACGCCTACACTCCATGAAGGTATATAAATTTCTCTACCATCTTTTATTGTAGCTGTATATGACATTTTATTCTCCTAAAATAAAAAAGCCCCATCCTAGAAGGATAGAGCAATTTGTTTGGTTTGTTTAGATTGATTCACCAATCTCTAGGTTGTCATTACCGAATGCACGATTCATAGCAACCTTTTCAAAAGTAAGTACCCAAGTTACGGTATTCATGGTTTGACCACGAGACATAGCTGGCATAGCTAAGATTACGCCATTAGTTAGTGTAGCTTCATCTTTACCCATGTTATCTTTCAACTTGGCTTGGATAGGCTTAACTAAGGCACCATCTGCTTCTGCTAAAGACTGGAAGTAGTTTGCATAATCTTGCAAATATTTGTTCTCTTCCGAATTCATGAGTACTGGAAATGTTAAATCCCCAGCTACTATACGTTGCATACTTACAACCATATCACCATAAGCACCGAACTGAGTCGTTGCAATGGGTGCTCTACGCATAATGTTAATTAAGTTTTCACCAGTAGAGAAACCACGTACTGATAATTTCTTAACAGAGCCAGAGGCAGAAGGAATCTCTAAGATTAAATCTACATTAGCAAAACTATATTGATACATTTATTATTCCTTATTCTGAGAATGAGCCGCTTACAATTACTTCATGTAAAGCACCAGCGCCTACCATGTCAAAAGTCATACCTGAATAGATACGATTACCTTTGTCGCCAGCAGGTACTTGGTCAATTGTAGGAGCATTAATACGGAAACCACGAGGTAAGAAAGTGCCATCAGGTAAGAAACCTGCACTTGCTAGACCGTTAGTAACTGCTGCTTGTAAAGCTCTGTCTAATGCAGCTTCTACAATATTGATACCTGTTTGGTTGAAAGGAATCTTATCAGGTGACAAATACAATGTATTAAATAAGTCAGTTTCACAACGATTCTCTAACCATAATACACCGTGAGTAGTGTCTAACCATGTGCCAGAAGACATACGAGAATCTGTAAAAGCATTTACACTCTTACCAATCTTCACTACAGCATTAGCAAACTTACTACGTAAGTGGCCTAACTCACTAGGGGTTAAATCTTCTGCGGTAACACCAGCTAACTGTTTAAGGTTAAGAGTCATTGTAGTGTTGAAACCATTAAAGTTAACACTTGCGACACGTCCAAATGCAGCAGCACTAGGGTACTCATTCGGTGAGTTAGAGAAAGTAGTCATTACAAAGTTTGAAGTAATTGCTTTCAATTTAGCTGCTACGTTATTTTCACTGCTAGTCAGTGTAGTAATATCATTAGTAGTATTACAAAAGATTTTCTTAAAGCCTGTAGCTGCCTGTGCAATTTCTACAACAGTAGAACCTGCTTTATCATCACGCATAGACTTGTCAGTTACAAGACCTACAAAGTCAATACCTTTATCGACTGCTGCTGCTAATGATTCTGTTGGAGTTTCTATATCCACACCTACAGAAGACCTTGCCTTACTTTGGTCTAGACCTAAGACTTCGGCTACATCACCTGTTGCAAATGATACACTACTAGTTGCACCAGTGGTAACACTCTTGATTACAAACACACCGTTTTCATAAGTACAAGTACTGCCAGTACTGGCGCTATCTACTAGAGCATTTATAGTACTAGCTACATCGTCTAGAGTAGAAGCAGAAGATAAGTCAACTTCTACTGCACTTACTGTGCCACCATCTAGAGTTACATTAAACTCCATGTTAGGTGCAACGATTATTTCTTCTAAAGGTAAATGTAATCCACCTTTTAAGACAGCTTGTTGTGCAGTATCATAAGACATGATAGCTACAAAATCTGTAGGTGTAGGTGTTTGACCATAGAAAGCTTGAGCAGCTTTAAAGACTTCTGAATTTGCATTCCAGTCTTCTGATACAGTCTTTAAGCTAGTATAAGCTCTAGCTCGTTCTGTCGGTGATATAGGATTAATAGCATCATCAGAGCTAAGTCCTAAGAAACCTAAGATGCCAAAATTACCACCAGAGACACCCACTGGCGATACTGAGATAGATACATCAGCAAATTCAGTTATTTCAATTGCCATTGTTATTCCTCGTTAATATTAATATTTAAAAGTATACTATCCAAGTTTTCTGTTACGTATCTTCCAGTTGTTTCAACTGTACCAATAGTACTTATTACTTCTTCATATACTCTTGTTGTGTAAACTTCAAGAGAGAAACCTTGTCTGATTTCCCATTCCTTCTCAAGTTTAGCGTCTTCATTTGATAGAGGAGTTACCTTAATAAAACCTACACCAGTTTCCATCATAAGCTGTTTCATAGCTTCTGACGTCCAACCATGAAGGACTTTAGAACTAGGTACACCATTAGTATCTACAACACCTATTCTAAACCTTAGTCTAGCTGGGCTGTATGTACGGTAAGTTATGCTCACATCATCTTGTGCTACTACTTGCTGGTTAGGTATTCCAACAGGGTATTCTTCTAGTAGTCTAATATGAGCAAATTCACCTTCTGGTCTTTTAGCACCTTCTTGTCTGGCAGGATAAGAAAATCCTTCTATGCCTACCATACTATCAATGAAGACTTGGATAGCTTTTACATCTTCTCTCATGGTTTCCAATTCTCCGATTCTTCTAACAAATACCCATTGAAGTTGAACTCTGATTCGTCAGATTGTTGCAGAACATTGTAGTACTTACCTTTATGCTCTATCTTATCACCTATCTTTAAGGTGTATTTGCCTTGCATATAAAGAGAACGATAGTTGCTAAGCCTTATACCACCATCCATATTTTGGACAGCTATACCTTCATCAAATTGGGAGAACCTATTACCTCTAGTAAATACTCCCCATACATTGACTTTGGTTTTCCTACCTTCTATCCAGTCGTTGTTTTCGTCATAATGACCTTCTTCTATACTATGACGAATGAGCTTAGTAGTCATACGACTATTAAAAGCTCCTTTCATATTCATAGCCATAGTTAAACCCCGATTATTCCGACAGTAACTTTTCTGCGATAGCTAAGATATTGTTTACCATAAGAAGTACTATACAAGTTTTCTAAGGTGGGATTTAAATCACCTATAGCATTATGTATAACAACATCATCTACTTCTTGTTTCTTAGCTGGTGCCATTATACCTGAATCGCCTGACTCTGTATGTTCTGCTACAGCTAACAAGTGAGCTGC